AATGAGACTTCTGCGTGTTGAGAGAGATAAGAGACTTGCAAAAGACGACTGGAAAGTTGTAAAGGCAAAAGAAACTGGATCAAATCTTTCTACTGCTTTTAAGACCTATCGCCAGGCACTTAGAGACCTCCCTTCTACGGCAACTCCAACTCTCACTTCAGACTATGAGTTGGATATGACTTCTGTTACTTGGCCCACTGAACCTTCCTGATAAATGACGTCCGAATTAAGAGTAGATAGAATAGTTCCAGTTGATGGTATCCCTACTGGTGGTGGGGGAGGTATTATTCAAATAGTTCAAGCAAGTACCGTAGATAGGATTGCAACAGGAAGTAATACATTCCAAGCTACAAATTTATCTGCAACAATCACTCCTAGATTTTCAACCAGTAAAATTTACATTACTTTGGGTGGAGATGCAAATAGCAATGGCACTGCTAATTATTTGTATATGACTTATTATAGAAGTATTGGTGGTGGTGCTTTCACAAATCTAGCACCAAATGGATTTAATGACTCCAGCTCTGCAGATCAAAATTATGGATTCGCTATGATTTATGGTGCGAATTCAAGGCTTCAGGTTCCAGTAGCAATGCCATACTTGGATAGTCCGAATACTACACAATCCGTAGAATATAAAGTTTATATTAGAATGCAGTCTGGTTCTGGTACTGTAGAATTTCCAGCTAATAATGGGTATCAGGCAGCACGAATGTTTTTATATGAGGTATCAGCATAATGTCAGAATTAAGAACAAATAAAATCTATCCAAGAGACGGACTGCTTGCTGGTGCGAGTGGTGGTATTATTCAGATCGTAGAAAAAATTGACTCTACCGCAAATACTACCACATCAACTTCTTGGACAAATTCTGGTGTAGATGGTTTAAATATTTCAATAACACCAACATCAGCATCCAATAAAATACTGATGATGGTTACGATGCATTTAGAAATGAGTGGTTCTTCTACTGGATCTATCATATTTGCTCGTGACCCTGCTGGAACTCCTGTATATTTTGCCAATTCTGGAGTAGCATCTAGTCTAAATCCAGGTAACAATTCTACTGGTGTTTCTAAATTATTTTTATCACAAGGTTATAGTGGTTTAAATGGACAAACTACATCCCATTTTGGTGTTGATAGTCCAGGAACAACATCATCAGTAACATATGGTGTTCTTTGGGGTGTTCATGATAGTACTGGGTATTATAATCGTGGTCCTGGTGGATATAATGGATCAAGTAGTATAGTTCTAATGGAAATCTCTGGCTAAATATCTAAAAAACTGGTGGTATGGCTAGTAAACTTCGTGTAGATGAAATAAACAGCAATAACGGTAACGTTTCTATTGGTACTGCAACGTTTACCGGTGGATTATCTGGTGATATCACTGGTCTGAATGTGACTGGTGTTATAACTGCGACTACTCTAAATCAATCTGTTGCTGGTACTGGTAGTAGCATTACGGTTGGTGATACCGTTATCAATTCTAATTCTATTGGTGTAGGTGCTACTACAACAACGGGACGTAATGCTGGTGTTAGTACTGCTGCTGGAACTCTAATTTATAATAGCGATACTGGATCTGTTCAGGTTTATAATGGAAATGCTTGGGGTGATGTTGGTAGTGAAGCAACACAAGCAACAGGAGGACAGATAACTGAATATGCGGAAGGCGGCAAAATATATCGTGCTCATATTTTTACCAAATCAGCATCTCTTGATGTGATATCAGCACCACCAACGGCAACTGTTGACTATCTTGTCGTCGCTGGTGGCGGTGGCGGCGGTGCCGCTGCTGGCGGAGGAGGAGGAGCAGGTGGATTTAGATCTGGAAATGGGATACCAATAAGTGCATCAACTGGTTCTTATGCCATTACCGTTGGTGGCGGTGGTGGTGCTGGAAGAGGTGGTCCTAACGGAACCAGGGGTGGATCTGGTGGAAACAGTGTTTTTTCAACAATAACATCTACTGGTGGTGGAGGAGGTGGCGCTGGCTCAGGACCTGGTCCAATAAGTCCAGGACTACCTGGAGGTTCTGGTGGAGGTGGGGGTTTTGAGACTTCTAGTCCACCAGATGCCGGCACTGGTACAGCAGGTCAAGGAAATCCCGGTGGTTCCTCATGTGGTCCTGATGCCTATGATGAAGGTGGCGGAGGCGGCGGCGGAGCAGGAGCTCCTGGCACAGACGCTACAACTTCACCCTCAACTGGTAATGGCGGTGGCGGACCTGGAGGTGCTGGGTCAACTTCTTCTATTACTGGAACATCGGTAACTTATGCTGGTGGTGGCGGTGGTGGAATTATGAGAGCAAGTGCTCCTGGCGGTGGTGGTTCTGGTGTTGGTGGTCAAGGTGCTGGCGCTGGTAACCCTGCTACTAATGGTATTATTGCTACTGGAAGTGGAGGTGGTGGAGGTGGAAGAGAAGATCAATCTCCAGGTGCCGAAAATGATGGTGGAAATGGTTCTTCTGGTATTGTTGTTGTTCGTTATGAAATAGGACAAACAGCAGGAAAAGCAAAAGCAACTGGTGGTGCTATCACATATACACCAACAGGTGCCGTTCATACTTTCTATTCATCTGGAACTTTTACTGTTACTGATCCAAGTCTTACTGCGGTAAGTTTCTTAGCAGTCGCTGGCGGTGGCGGCGGCGGTGGATGGTATCATGGTGGAGGTGGCGGAGCTGGTGGTGCAATTTATGGCGAAAGTTGGAATGTTTCCGCAACATCATATCCAGTGACAGTTGGTTCTGGTGGTATCGGTGGATATGTAGCCGGTGGCAGCGGTGCTGTGGGATTTAATGGCACTGGTACATCTGTATTTGGAATGACGTGTAATGGTGGTGGTGGAGGAGGAGCATATAATGCTCCAACAAGAAATGGTCAACAAGGTGGATGTGGCGGTGGAGGTGGTACTGTATCAAGTAGTCCAGGGACAGGTGGTCAAACTAATATGACTGCAGGTTTTGGTGGAATAAATGGATTAGTTAATGGTTTTGGTTCACCTGGTGGAACAGGATTTCACTACCCTGCTGTGTCCTTGGGTGGTGGAGGAGGTGGTATTGGAGAACCTGGATTCCCAGGTAACCATCCATCAAGTCCAGTACCATCGTCGGACTGGGGTGCTGGTGGTGATGGATTGGCATTTAGTATTAGTGGTTCTTCAGTTTATTATGGTGGAGGCGGTGGAGGTTCTGCTGGACCTGGATCACACCCAACACAAGGAACGACCTTTAGAACAAGAGGTGGACTTGGTGGTGGTGGAATAGGTGGAAAGGGTGGAAGTAATTCTGGACCACTAGTTGCAGGACAACCTGGACAGATAAGTACAGGTGGTGGAGGAGGAGCAGCAGAAAGAAGAAGCCCCAACACAGGAGCAACCCATACTGGTGGCCATGGCGGTTCTGGTATTGTCATCATCTCTTATCCAACTGCTCCTGTCACATAATTAACATTCTTACATAAGAATTTAATATTTACTTAATGTGTGTTACGGTATGGACATATTGTTGCACACATTGAAATACTGTCTAATATAGCTAGTAAGTATTTCGAAACAAAAAAACAAATGGACAAAACATCCTACGAGAATTGGGTGAGAGTCAAAGAAGCATTAGAAACATCAGGAAATACAGATAATTTTTATTATAGGCGAGCTTGTGCTATAGTTTCGGGAGGACCTGACCCGATGGACAACTTACCAAATGTCTCACAGGATGGATGAAATTAAACCAGCACATTACGTCACTCATGAAGAGTGTCAGGAGATGATTGATGCTGCAATAAGAAAACATAATCGCAATGCTTCAATTATCTCTATGTGTGTTGGGTGGGTTGTTCTTGCACTTTTTGCTGAGGGTTTGCTTCGACTTATTGGAGTAATCGATCCTATTTTCCCATGGCTCAAAATCACATTATAGAGTTCATTGGTACAATATTATTATTCTTTTTTGGTGTGACTATGTTATGCCAAGGTCATTTTATCTTCCATCAGAAACATGGATACACCAGAAAAGAAACCGAAGACCAAGAAGCAAGAGATCGAGTCAGAAGACAAGTCGAAGCGATCATTAGAAATCGCCAAGATGGTTCATCCTCATGATGATGAACCAGATCCTACTGCATACATGGGGAACTACAACTTTCCCCAAATGCTTTTCGCTTTCTGCATCGGTTTCTGTACCATGTTCGTATTGGCAGTTGATGAAATTAACGATTTTAAAGGATGCCCATTACCAGAGTACTTCCGAGAAAATGTTAAATGAAGGACGACGAAAAGAGGGAGTTCTATAAAGGACTCCGAGAGCGCATCAAACAACTTAGAATGCAACATCTTTTTGAAGAACCATGCCCCTTATACGAAGAAGAGGATGATGACAAATGAATCCAGTAGTATTAATTGCTTGTCTATCACCAATTGTAATTATATGGATTGTAATGAAACTCAGTTTATTGCTGTTTTCAGCGAACGATGAACGAAAGTATGTCAGAGCAGAATCCAAAAAACCACATGGACCCTACGTGGCAGATGCATATGCAGACGTTGATGAGGAGGAAGAAGAATATGGAGATCGCACAGACTATAGATAGTGCGTTGTTCGAATATTATTCGGAGAAGGGACTTCCAGTCCCACAATGGCGCAGAGAAAAAAATCCACAATGGTGGATTGATTATTTACAGGAACTAAACATCGACCCTAGAAACCCATGAGTAGAGACTATACACAACACGAAATCGAACTGTTAATCGATGCAGTTTGGATGAGGCAGAGACAATTTATTGCAGGAGATAAGCAATTTCAGAATTATGGTAAACTATTGGACGAATTTATGGCACAAAGACCAGGTTACGTTCCAGGACAATATCGATGAATTTAGGTGAATTTCTTTTATGGGCAGCAGCGCCTTTTGTATGTGCCACCCTCGCATTTGGAAGATTTAAGGGTGAAAATGACTATTACGACTCGGAAGACTATGACGGAAACGGCACCGCCCACTAGTAGCGGGATAGTTATCTTCGGAGCAACGGGAGACCTTTGTAAGAAGAAACTAATTCCAGCACTCTATAATCTCTGGAGGAAAGATTTACTTCCAGAAAATTTTGTTATTACTGGTTCTGCTAGAAGAGAACCAACAGTACAACAATGGAAAGAATCTTTGGGTGAGTATCCTGAAGAATTTTTATATCATCTTGATTATATTTGTGCAGATCTTTCCATGCCAGATACTCTGTCACATCTGCCAGATTATCTAGAGGATAATACTTACTTCCTATCCGTACCGCCAGAACGCTATGAGAATGCTATCGTCAATCTCAAAGAAGCAGGATTACTCGAAGACCCAGAAAGGTCTAGGGTGGTTATCGAAAAACCCTTTGGACATGATTATAAATCTGCTCATCATTTACAGTCTGTGGTGGAGCGACATTTACGCGAAAAACAGGTATATCGCATTGACCATTATCTTGGCAAAGATACTGTTAACAATATTCTTGCTACACGGTTTGGCAATATTTTGTTGGAACCTTTATGGAATCGTAATTGCATAGATGAAATTCAGATCTATGCAACTGAAACTATTAGTTGTGATGGGCGTTCACAATATTATGAAACTGCTGGAGCAGTGAGAGACATGTTGCAGAATCATATTCTGCAAGTGTATTCTCTGATTACTATGGAAGCACCATGTAAGATGGATGCAAAAGAAATCAGGAGAGAAAAAACAAAAGTTCTTGCTGCTACTCGTTTAGGGGAGGACATGATCCTTGGACAATACGACACATACAAATCTGAAGAGGGTGTTGATCCTAACAGTCACACTCCTACCTTTGTTGCTGGTACTCTTTACTGTGATAACTGGCGTTGGGAGGGAGTTCCTTTTCGCGTCATGACTGGTAAGAACATGCCTTATGGGTGTGTAGAAGTCGTGGTTAAATTAAAAACACCACCACTAAAACTTTATGATGGTGAATCTGGTGATCGAATCGTTATGAGGTTGCAACCAAATCCACACCTTGATATTCGTATGGAGATTAAATCTCCTGGACTTGATAACAATTTAGAACTTGCTACTCTTACTCATGCCTATCCACAAGATAGGGCAATTGATGGATATGAAAAACTTCTTTTTGATGCCATCAAAGGTAATCAATCAAATTTTGTTCATGCCGATGAGGTAATGGAATCCTGGAGGATTGTCGATGATTTACTTTGCACTGGGGATTCTTGCCCCATACGTACTGTTCCTTATATCTATGCTCCTGGTTCGTGGGGACCATGGCATAAAGTAGACCGTATAACAGATTGGGACTATCCAGCATGAGTGTATTGTTCGTATTTGCTTTTATTTTATTGCTTATTATTGGTATGGATCTAACCTGGCCAATTAGATACAGAAAATAGCGATGCATCACATCCAACTGTTCATAAGACATACAATGCAAACCCCTTGGTGCCTGGGCATCATGGGGTTCTTTTTAGTTTTTGTACCCATCATAGGAATGCACCTTGTTCATAAGTATGGTTGGGAGCACTGGGAACCGTTTGACAGGGGGCATAAGAAGTAGTATAATTACTGTGTTGAGAAATCAACTGCGGCAGTTCCCTTGGTAGTTCAGGACTGGCGGCGATAGGAACTACCATGACGGGGTGTAGCTCAGTTTGGTAGAGCACTCGCTTTGGGAGCGAGTGGCCGTAGGTTCGAATCCTATCACCCCGATTGCCAGATTTAATGCTGGCATACTTGACTAGATACTTTTAAAACCTTATAATACAAGGGTAAACCAAACAGGACAATGGCACTTACTGAAAAATTCAAGAAGGACATTCCAACTCTTCGTGGCGCAGCGAATGGCGATTTCTATCTAGATGTAAAGAATCCGAAACTTTTCAAAAAGGTACGCCGCTTCTATGAAAATCAAGGTGTAGTATTTTCTGGAGAACCTCTTGATGACTATGAAATGTTGATGGAGAATCTTTTTCAGGATCTAGAAACTGTTGAGGTTAGTCAGTGAAGGTAACAAAAAAACCAACCGTTCTTTTTGAGCGGTTTCCCTATCGTTATGTTGAGTGTGGCACATTGGAAACCAATGGTATGCCAGACTATCGTATTCAAAAAGCAAATGAGTATACCAAGCGTTACTCTGACATGTATCTTCTAGACAATCAGATGCAACTTCTGACTGCCATTGATGATTTTGAATACACAAAATGGTTGGATCCTGAAAGGGTTCCCTGCTATATCAAAGACTCGGTATCGTCTCAAAACTAGCCCTGGTCGGGATGGTCGTAAACGACCCCTGCGTTTCCTGGTTCGTAAAATCAGGTGGTGGAGTCATTAGACCCTCTTAGAGTTTCCTGCTTCTCTCAAAAGCAGGTGGTGCGGATGGGGTAACTCCCGCCCTGTTTCTTGCTTCAGGACAAAGAGCAAGTGGCGTGCATGAAAAGACCTAACGGGGTGGTTGCATAAACCACCCTTTTTTAGTATAATACATACTATACATTATTACTGGATTAATGGGAGAATACAAGAAAACTGCATTGGTGCTTGGTGCTGGTGGATTTATCGGTAGTCACATGGTTAAGCGACTACGTTCCGAAGGTTACTGGGTTCGTGGTGTAGACCTCAAATATCCTGAGTATTCTGAATCTGAAGCAAATGAATTTGTGCAAGGAGATCTACGTGATGTAGATTTTGTTGCAAGGGTTATTCAGTTTAAGGGTGAGCAAGGTAACTTCTATAATCATGTTCCTTATCGTCTTGTTCGCCCCTTTGACGAGATCTATCAGTTTGCTGCTGATATGGGTGGTGCAGGTTTCGTTTTCACTGGAGAGAACGATGCAGACATCATGCACAACTCCGTGTCAATCAACCTGAATGTTCTTGAGGAAGTTCGTAAACTTAATGAAACTTTTGATGGTGTGACCAGGGAGTATACTGAGTGTAATCGTCCTGGTTTAGATCAACCAACTAAGATCTTCTACTCTGGATCTGCTTGCATGTATCCAGAGCACAACCAACTTGACCCTGACAACCCCGATTGCCGTGAAGAATCCGCATACCCCGCTAACCCCGACTCCGAATACGGTTGGGAGAAACTCTTCAGCGAGCGGTTGTATTTCGCTTATCATAGGAATTACGGCATTCCTGTTAGGGTTACTCGCTACCACAATATCTTCGGACCAGAAGGAACCTGGGAAGGTGGAAGAGAGAAAGCACCAGCTGCAATCTGCCGTAAAGTCGCTTACCTCCCAGAGGAGGGTGGAGCTATCGAGGTGTGGGGAGATGGTCTACAAACTCGTTCCTTCCTGTTCATTGACGAATGCATTGAAGCGTCTCGACGACTCATGGACTCCGACTTCATTGG